TTTCCTTCGCGTGGTTAGTCCACCGCGAGAAAATGACATTAGAGCAGTACTCCTCATTTCTGGGCGCTGCATCAGGATTCATCGTCACGACGGTGACACCGATGTACGCCACCAATAAAGCAGCGGACTGGCTGAAGAATAAAGACAACCAGAGTAATCAGACCAACAGCAACACAACCGGCCAGCAACCATGATCTTTCCCGCAATCAAGCGTTGGGATCTGGTCCTGATGGTTGCCCTACTCACAGCGGTGACCGTTTTTGAACTGCTCGGTGTTTTCAATCCCAAGTTCATCACAATCACGGCGTTGATCAAGTCAACGATTCCGATGCAAATCAGGGTCATGATTTATTCGTGGCTTGGCTGGCATTTCATCCTGTCCGATTTGGTCAAACAAGTCGCGAAGTAATGCCACTACGACCCAAGCGGCCATGCCGTCATGCGATGTGCCCAGCACTGACAGATGACGGATATTGTGACGCACACAAGAGAGACCGACATCAGTACGACCGTCACCGTGGCTCATCACATGAACGTGGATACGACTACCAGTGGCGTCAGTTCAGACTTCGCTACCTGTCGCAGCATCCGCTGTGCATCGATTGTTTAGATCGTGAGCACGTTAAGCCAGCAGAGCATGTACATCACATCGCCAAGTTGGCTGAGCATCCTGAACTGAAGTATGTAGACGGCAACTTGATGGCACTGTGCGAATCATGCCACGACGCTAGATCAGCACGAGGTGAGTAATGTCACGAGAAGCTATAAGCGTTGATGCTGACCATCTCATCACGACTGTGACGACGATTGAATATTTAGTTTTGACTGGCAACATGGACGTAGATGAAGCAGTTGGGTTCATCCATGAAGCAGTTGACGAGTGCATCATGAAATATCCAACCGGACGCATCACAGAGCAGCCGGTTCACTGAGGGAACAAACATGCTAGGAATAATTCTAGGTATCGCAGCAGCAGCCGCATTCGTTGGCTTCGCGATCTCGTGGGTCATCACCGTACTCAAGAGTAAGAATAAGTAAATCACGAAGGGGTATGGGGTCCTTTTTATCTTTGACGGCACTCCGTGGAGACCGCACGCCAGTCTAATTTTTACACCCGCAAAACCAAAAGTTTCTGAAAAATGAGCCGTCCAAGAAAACCTACAGCCGTTCTCGAACTGAACGGAGCATTCCAACACGACCCACAACGCAAGGAAGCTCGTGCGAATGAGCCTGATGGCGTTGGTGAGCTTGGAAGTCCCCCAACGTGGATGACCGACGAAGAGAAAAAGATTTGGCGGAAATATAAAAAGACTGCACCGTGGCTCACGGCTTCCGATGAGCTTGCATATATCGCAGTCGTCAAGCTGACCGTAAAGATTTGGAGTGGTACCGCGAAGTCCGCTGACTTCAGTTCTTACAAAGCTCTGCTTTCTTCTCTGGGTTTGACAGCCGCTGACCGAAGCAAGGTCAACGCAGCACCGAAGAAGACAGAACAACCACACGATGAATGGACAGTCCTACACCGACCGGGCAACACAGTACGCACAGCGAGTATCAACGGGCAAGGTTTTGGCCTGCACACAGGTACGGCAGGCGTGCAACCGATTTCTGACTGACCTTAGTAAAGAGTGGCGTTGGAAGTATGTCCCTGACCGGGGACATATGGTTTGCCACTTTGCAGAACTGATGAAGCACGAAAAAGGTTCTCTGCAAGGTCAGCGTTTCAAGCTGGAAGACTGGCAAATATTTATCCTCTGCAACATCTTCGGATTCGCAGACGATGACGGAATCAGGCGATTCCGCGAAGCGTTCATCTTGGTACCTCGTGGGAATGGCAAGTCCCCACTCGCAGCAATCATTGCGTTGTGGATGGCCTTCTTCGATGGGGAACCCGGCGCTGAGGTATATTGCGGTGCGAACACTGAGCGTCAGGCATGGGAAGTATTCCGTCCCGCTAAGGCGTTCGTTGAACAGGTTGAGGAACTAACCACACGGTTCGGAATTGAAGCAACAGCCAAGAGTATTTATCAAGCTCTCACCCGTTCACGGTTCCAACCAGTGGTTGGCAGACCCGGTGATGGTGCATCAGTCTACTGCGGAATTCTCGATGAGTTCCACGAGAGTGAAGACGCAGAGTTGTACGACACATTTAAAACTGGTGCGAACAAGAGAAAGAACAGCCTCATTCTCATCATTTCGACGGCTGGCATAACAACAGAAGGACCGTGCCACCGCAGACAGAAAGACGTATCTGAGGTTCTTGACGGAACGGTAGAAAACGACCGGATTTTTGGGATCACATACGGCGTTGATGAGGACACGGATTGGACTTCTCGTGATGCGTTGGTAATGGCGAATCCCAACTTGGGAATATCCAACGTTGAAGAGTCGCTGATTGACGATCAGAAAGAAGCTGTTCGCAATCCTCAGAAGCAAAACATTTTTAGGACGAAACATCTGAACGTCTGGTGTTCTTCCACACAGCAGTGGTTGAGAGATGTGGCGTGGTCGAAATGCTACGACCCGGAGTTTACCGAAGAGTCAGTGAAGCACCTTAACTGCTGGCTTGGTTCCGACCTCGCATCGAAGATTGACTTTTCTGCAACCGTACGGTTATTCAGAGACGACAGTCAGGGCGACAAGCCTCATTACTACTGCTTGGCTCGTACATACCTGCCTGAGGTGCGTGTCAATCTTCCTGAGAATCAGCATTATCAGGGCTGGGTGCATAAGGGATGGATCACAGCCACTCCTGATAGTTCGATGGATTACAGCGTGATCGAACGTGACGCTCTGGCTGATGCAGCGACGTTCAAAACGCAGGAACTGTGTTATGACCAGCGGTACGCTGATCAGTTCTCACTGCGTGTGAGTGAACAAGCTGGAATACCTCGCGTAGTTGTTCCACCTTCACCGGCTGAACTATCACCGGCAATGAAGGAATTGGAAGCAGCCATCGAAGATGGACGTTTCCACCATAACAATAATCCGGTCCTTACGTGGTGTCTTCGTAATGTCATGACTCGCGAAACATCAGCAGGCAACTACACAATGCCTGACAAGCAGCGACCGGAAAACAAAATAGATGCGGCGATTGCTCTGTTCATTGCAATGCGTAGAGCCATGTTGATGCCTACTGAGTCGTCATATTTTGAACCGCTGTTTTTATAAAAGAGAGATTGCAATACATGGCAAAGCGTGACAGCGGATTAATCAGGCTGGGGCTCTCAGACATTGAGACCAGAGATGGGATGTCTCAGTTTGAGAACCCATCGGTTCCGTTGGCTTCACTGTCAGGGTTATTTTCTTGGCTCGGATCAACACCCACCTCATCGGGCGAATCGGTCACAGAAGCAACCGCAATGCAGTTGCTTGATGTTTACGTCGCAGTTCGCGTGATTGCTGAATCCTGTGCATCACTGCCACTTCACCTGATGGAGAAACTTGCATCAGGTAGACGCATAGCGGCTGACGCCAGCATTTATGACTTGCTCACTCTGGAAACAAATCCAGAGATGACGGCACACACGTGGAAGCAAACTATGTTCGGTTGCCTTGCAGCCACCGGCAATGCTTACAGCGAAATACAGTGGGAAGGAACAACCCCCATTGCTCTATGGCCGCTGCACCCACGGAAGACAGAGCCTATTCGTCGGCCTGATGGGTCACTGGCTTACAGAACGACAGATGGAATGAACAACGGTGCCTATCGCATTGTTGGATCAAAGAACATGATTCACGTCATGCTATTCGGCTTCGATGGCCTCAAGGGGTTGAGCCCAATTGGGCAGGCTCGCGAAGCTATCGGTGGCTCAATCGCTGCGGAGAAATTCTCCTCACGGTGGTTTGGCAACGGCGCTCGTCCTTCGGGCATGATGACCCTTAAGCCGGGTTCGACGCTTAGCGACAAGTCGCGTACCGAAGTCAAAGATTCATGGGCAAAGCAGCACGGCGGACAAAATCAAAACTCCGTGGCGTTTATTCCCGGGGAGTGGACGTATACGGCACTGGGTGTCAGTCCTGAGGAATCACAATTCCTCGCGACTCGTGGTTTCCAACGTACGCAGATCGCTGCACTGTTTCGCTTGCCACCTCACTATTTGGGTGACACCAGCCGCATGTCTGGCAATAGCACCGAAGAGCAGTCGTTGAACTTCGTGAAAGACACGTTGACCCCGTATCTCGATAACATGGAAAACGAGTTGAACCGGAAGCTTCTTCCTACGGTCGGTCGCAATGCCAGAAAATATTATTACAAGTTTGATTTGAACGAACGTAACAGAGGCGATTTCAAAACTACGCAGGATGGATACGCGCTGCAAAAGCAGTGGGGACTCCGCACTACGAATGAGATTCGTGCTGAGATGGGTCTTTCCGACTTAGGCGTACAGGGCGATGTTCTGTGGACTCCTGTGAACATGATGAACTCTGAACGTCTGTTGGACACAGAGCCAACGCTAGAGCAGCCGATAGTACAGGGCACTACTGAGCCAGCTATACCCGCTCCTGATGCGACAGACCCTGACGGGGACGACTCCGGGGCTGATGCGCGTTCGATGTCTCTATACACTCGCACGTATTTCAGTCTGTTTAATGACGCGTGCGGGCGCTTTTCCAAGCGTACAAAGCGTGATTTAGATGACATTAACAGTTGTTTCCGGCCTGTTCTACAGGCTGTAGCGGGCATGGCAGTGAGCAACCGCGATAATGATCCAACCGCACTGACGGCAATGCATGACGGTCTGGTTGACGATGCTGCAAAGTCGCTTGCGAAGAGAGCCATCAAAGGCGCATTCAATGCAGCCGAAGAGTTCAAAAAGGTTGTTCGTAGCATCCACATCGGCGCTGCAAGAGAGATTGCAGCCGCTGTTGCTGCGAAGGAGCTATCCATAGATGTCGAATAAATTAGAGACACGATTCATCACTCAGGAGTTCCGCGTATCGAGCGAAGGCGAATCGCCAAAGATCGCAGGATACGCAGCGGTATTCAACACGAATTCCGACCTACTCGGCGGATGGTTTGTGGAGACGATTGACCCTCATGCGTTTGATGGCGTGATCGCACGCAACCCTGACTGCCGTGCATTGTGGAATCACAATCCTGACGTGGTTCTCGGACGCACTACCTCAGGCACGTTGAAGCTGTCGATTGATGACCATGGGTTGGCATACGAAATCAACCCACCGGACACCACGACCGCAAAAGACTTGATGACATCAATGCGGCGTAAGGATGTCACACAGTCAAGCTTTCAGTTCTCCGTTCGTAAGGACGAGTGGACCGACAATGCGGACGGTTCGGTAGCACGTCGCATTCTTGAAATTGAAGACCTTGTGGATGTATCCCCGGTGACGTATCCGGCATACCCCACAGCATCATCCACTGTTCGCAGCATTCCAGAATCCTGCCCGATGGAGATTCGTTCACGTTTCGAAAGCAACACTGAGGCTAAGGCCGAAGTGAAGCCGGAAGAAAAGCGGGATGACGGAGATGATGCAACCGAAGTGTGCCTCTGCGACTGCACTCAGTGCGTTGGTGGTGACTGCGGAATCTGCTCTGACATGGACTGCGATGAAGTCGCTTGCTCATGCTCTCAAAGTGAAGGACGTGCGTGGAAAGAAACGTACGAACTTCGTATTCGGCTGGCTCAGAAGCTCGCCAAGTAAACAAATTTAGATCCACCCGATTCAGACGTGCCACTTGATGGCCGCGTTCACT